GCCCTACTACCCGGCACGGATAACGTGTCCAACGTAGACAGAATCCTGCGCGTACCGGGCACCATCAACTGGAAAGATGTTGACAACCCTAAGCCCGTGCAGCTCTTGAAGGGTGGCGGCATGAAGCCAACCTACAAGGAATCCTTGGTGGTTGCGGAGTTTGGCGATTCTAGGCTTGATGCCCTGCTGGCATCCGCCAAGGTGGGCGAGCTGGGACACGCAAGCCCGATGATACGCCACGCTTCCGGACGCTATACCGGATGCCTTGACACTTTCTTTTTAGAGTTAGAACAGGCTTGCATAAAGTCAAAGGCTGATGCAAGATGGACGTTCCTGCTGGCGATTGTCAGGGCTGACTTGCCAGAGATTATGAGGCACTACTTTGGAGACTAACGATTTTTGGGATATCCCCCTTGTACCGGATGTGAAGCCGGAGCGTAAAGAGCGCCAACCGGGTGAGCCGTCAGGTGATGGAACGATGGCGAAACTCTACACGCGGCACCCTGAAGGGGGCGGCCCTTACGGTGGGCGTGATAACGCTCTAACGGCTTATATCGGATACCTCCGCTCTACAGGCATCGATTACGATTCAGCGTACCCGGCGGCGGTTGCGTGGAATCTACAGTGGTGTGATCCGCCGATGGATGAGCCAGACGTAGCCTTCAAGGCCGGTCGGGCTTGGTCTGATTGGCCAGAGTCAGACCGTGAACCGCTAACACCTGCGATGCTCCGGGAGCAGATGGCAGCACCGATAGAAGATGTGGACCCTATCCAGTGGATGACCTGGGCGGATATCAAAGCCAAGGTTGCAGAGCTTGGGCCGCTACGCTGGATTGTCCCCGACATGATTATGAAGCGCGGTTTGAGTTTCATTAGCGCAACTTCCGGAGGCGGTAAGTCATGGGCGGCGCTTGACCTTCTAAGGGCAACGATGGCAGGTGGTAAATGGTTAGGGTCCATTGAGTGCGAGAAAGCCAAGGTCATGTACATCGATGAGGAGATGGGCTGTCAGGTGTTCTTTGATCGTGCTGACCAACTTGGCATGGCACCTGAGAACATCATCTATTCCGATCATCAGCGCATCAAACTTGACAATCCTAGGTATCTAAAGTCAGTGCTGCGGAAGATAGAAGAACTCCAGATAGACATCGTTATTGTCGATACGCTCGTGCGCGTTCACGGGCTGGACGAAAACAGCAACACCGAGATGGCACGGCTCTATGGTTACTTCTGCCAGATGAAAGACCTAGGCGCAGCTGTCGTGGTGCTTCACCATAACCGTAAATCTGGCAGTGAGTCTGGTATAGGTCACGAGCAGATGCGCGGGGCTGGTGACATCGTGAGCCAAGCAGACACGGTCTTCAGTATTTCCTACAACGATAAGAACGACCGTTACACTTTGGTAACAACGAAGAACCGGCACTGGCGGAAAAAGGAAAAGCAACCGGTAGTGTGTTGGACTATTGCAAACGAGGGACACCGTGTGAGCCTTCAGGAAGCCGAACCTGAGGGGTTTGTAGCCCGGCAGGGTCAATCTCTCACAGACACGATATTGGCGTACGTTGAGGCAAATCCACAGGTGGGCAAGAACATGATTCATGCCAAGGTAGGCGGACGTAAAAACGTTGTTTTATCTACCGTTGATGACCTTGTGGCAGAGAATCTGCTGAACGCTGAACCATCATTGAGGGGAGGGTTTCGATACACCATAAAGAGATAATCGACCGGTTCCCGATGACTGGTTCCCTTATATATAGGAACTACTACTAATTTGGTTTCCCCAGTTTGGTTTCCCCAGACCCCTTCCGAACTGGGATGCCCCGAAGGTGGGCAGTCCCAATACCAGACCAGTGAAGGAAGGGTAGAAGTAATTGTTTTATGACCGGTCCGGTTCCTCCGCTAAAGCGGGAACCGTAACCGGTCTAGATGAAAGGTGGCTGATATGGCTCTTGAAATATGGACGTTTGAAACACTGAAGCGCAAGGCGCAAGAAGATGAGATGTTGAACGGTGATAAGTACCGGCATCAACTGTCGGTTGCTAAAGCCTGGTTGAAGTCTGGCGGTCGGTTGACCTTGCACCGATGGGCAATGCGTAGAGACTTTGAAACACACTTGATCCAAAAGGGTAAGAACATCCTGCTGGTTGAGTGCGATGGTGAGCAACAGCACTGGTGTACGGTTGATGAGCTACGCAGTGATGACTTTATGATGATTCCAAACAATCATGTCATCGGCGAGTTTACTGAATACCCGGAGTTTATGTATGTTGCGAAAACCTACGAGCAACCATGGAAGCGGACGCAACAAAACAGCGTTTGACAATATCCACTGAATGGGTATATAACGATGTGGCAATAGTGCCAACGACCGGGCGGTAGCCCAAGGAGTTTGATAATGGGATTCTTTGCACAGCATGGGAAGTATTCGGAAGGTAGCGGGAAAAAGTTCTCCGTTGCCGAGCAGGGCATTTACATCTGCGCCCTCATTGATTGCGAAGCCGTACAGGGTAAGAGCTTTGACGATCCAAATGTTTTGGAACCCAACTTCAAGTGGGTATTTGAAACCACGGAAGTCGGTGACGATGACGGCCAGCCATTTAGATTTATCCAGTACACCAAAACCTACTACGGCAACGAGAAAGCCAAATTGACAATCCTGCTTGATGGCATGGTTGGACGCATGACTAACGCGCAGTTTGCCGCACTTGACATCGAAGCCCTCAAAGGCAAGTCATGGCAAGTGGTCGTAGGCACCCGGCAGAAAATGAACGGGGAACTAACCAACGTCATCGAGACAGTCAAGCCGGTAAAGGTTGCAGCTACAAAGCCCCTCAAGAAGGCTGTAGTTGTGGCTGATGACATCGAAGACCCGTTCGGCGAAGAATAGTGCAACAGCACTACCGCACTACAAAGATTCAAGCCCTCAGCGTCATTGATGACTGGGGGTTGGACTTTGCAGCTGGCAACGTAATCAAGTACTTGCAACGTTGCCCACACAAGGGGACGGCTAACGCTGACAGCATCAAGGCGCTCTGGTACATGGCTTATGCCGTCACCAAAGACACGGCTTACGCTGATCGGATAGCCAGGGAAGCCGAGGAGATAAATGAAAAAGCTTAGTTACTTTGAAAAACGCGAAGTGGTGAAACATCTTATAGATGCAAGATGCCACATTGAAAAAGCATGGATGCTTGCTCGTGGAACCGTACCGGTCGTGCAATCAAAAACCATTGAAGGTTGCCAACTCAAACTCAAACGAGAAATCAATAAATGGATTTGGGTTGAAACAAGAGACGTTATTCTAACTACCGATCACAGAAATACATCCTCAAGATTAGACTATTGGTACGAAGATTGTATGAAGAGGTTTTTTGAATCAGAGGCTGAAGATGGCACTAGCATTTAGTTTTGAAGAAAAGAAAGAACGCATCCGGCAAGCGATGGAGATTTATAACACCACCGGATCATGGTCTAAAGCCGACAACATCGTTAGGCGGCAGAGCGTGGAGAAGTGGGTACGGAATCCGGAGCTGCTGGCCTACGCTCAAAGCCTTGGTTACCAGCAGATGTGTACAGACGAGGTAGCCTCTTTCGCTCCGACTACAGCACACTACACCGCCCGTATCGCTTTCAGTGGTGCTTTGGTGCATATGCGGGATGGTAAGTACGTTTGCCGGGATGGCGCAAGAATCCACTATGCCATCAGCCACGGGCAGATGGTGATGTATAAGCTCGACGGTGCAGGGAACCGGCATCATGCAGGTGCTGCTTACTTCCGTGGTGCTGACATACTCGCTAACGACTGGATGATAATAAGATGAGATTCAGTGAAGTGATACAAGCCCTGATGGCTGGTGGCGGTAATGCCGTATGGCGCGGTGAGTGGGGAGGAGCCGTATTCCTGCGGTACTCCGAAGTGTGGAATATCTTTGAACTTCACGGGCCACAGAAACGGGTAACGCAACTCGAAGAGTTGAGCCTGTCCCCTGGTGATTTGTTTGCTAACGACTGGGCAATCGTTGTACTTGATCCGCGAACCGGGGAGGTTGCAAGATGATACCTTTTGCTATTGGTGCTTTGGTGGGGGCTGGATGCTTGGCGGTATACAACGAACTGTATATTCGCTGGTTGTATGCTGATGTAAAGAAACAGGCTAAAGCCCAAGGCATCAGCAAAGAAAAGATGCGGGCTGCTATGCTCTGGGCTACCAGCGCGGAAATCAGGAAGAATCTAGATGAGTAGAGAAAAGGAGTACGAAGATGGCAGCACAACCCGGAGCAGGTAGACCAACCAAGTACACACCGGCAACGGTAGCCAAGCTCACAGACGCTCTGCGAGGTGGTAACACCCGCAGGGCTTCCTGTGCTGCCGCTGGTATAAGTCAGGAAACACTGGCTAGATGGTTAGCCGAAAATGTTGATTTTAGGGATGCTATAGAAAAGGCTGAGGGTGAAGCGGAACTACGCAACCTTCAGGTCATCCAAGATGCAACCCGCACCACTTGGCAGGCGGCCGCATGGTGGCTTGAACGCAAGCACAAAGCCGACTGGTCATCTAGGGTAGAGCAGACAGGCGCAGACGGTAGCCCCGTCAAGGTCATCGTGGAGTACGCGGATAAGCCCGGTGCATGAGCTTCACCATGGCAACTGTCTTGACATCCTGCGCACCATGCCGGATTGCTCGGTTGATGCTGTTGTAACCGATCCGCCGTACGGATTATCCTTCATGGGCAAGCGTTGGGATTATGACGTTCCATCTACTGAGATATGGGCAGAATGCTTGCGGGTACTAAAGCCAGGCGGTTACCTGCTGGCGTTTGCTGGTACTAGGACACAACACCGCATGGCGGTACGCATTGAAGATGCCGGTTTTGAGATACGGGATATGTTAGCGTGGATGTACGGTTCCGGGTTCCCAAAGTCTCACAACCTAGACGGTGAACATCAGGGCTGGGGTACAGCACTTAAGCCAGCCATGGAGCCTATCACGATGGCACGTAAGCCCTTCAAAGCCACCGTAGCGCAGAACGTGCAGGAGTGGGGTACAGGCGCAATCAACATAGACGGTTGCCGGATACCTTGCGATGATGGATTTGAAAAGGCATGGGATAAGCCAGTCTCAACCAACATATCTGCCAAGGGTGGAACGTTCATATCTGAAGGCATTCAACATCAAGTAGATTTGTCAGAATATAAACCATCGGGCCGCTGGCCTGCTAACGTTTTGCACGATGGAAGCGCTGAGATTCTGCAAGGCATGGGCGAAGCGGCACGGTTCTTCTACACGCCTAAAGCCTGCAAGGATGACCGGGACGATGGGTGCGAAATGATGGACGCAAAGCAGTACAGCCATGACGGCAGAGAAAAGCGACTAGAGAACGCATACCAACGCAACGACAGCAAGGCGCACAACTTCCACCCAACCGTAAAGCCTACCGACCTGATGCGCTACTTGTGCCGCATGGTTACACCTACCGGTGGCATCGTGCTTGACCCCTTCACCGGATCAGGTAGCACCGGGCGCGGTGCCGTGCTTGAAGGGTTCCGGTTCATTGGTTGCGAGATGGATGCAGACTACATCGAGATAGCGAAAGCCCGTATCCTTGCAGCTGAGAAAGCGTACCAGCCTTGCCTGATATTCGACTAGTCTTACCAAGGCCTCATGAAGCCCAGCAGGTGATACTGCGGGAAGCCAAGCGGTACAACGTCCTTGCTTGCGGTAGACGCTTTGGTAAGACAACGCTGGGCGGTAACCTTTTATCTGACCCGGTGCTTATTGACGGCTTGCCCTGCGCGTGGTTTGCCCCTACCTACCGCTTGCTGGAAGAGGCATACGCCGATCATAAGCGCATCTATGCACCTGTCATCCGCAGGGCTGTACAAAGCCCAGCCCCGCGCATCGAGCTTATAACCGGGGCAGCCATCGATTACTGGACTTTAGACGATCCAAGCACGGTAGCCCGTGGTCGTAAGTACAAGCGGGTCATCATTGACGAAGCCGCAATGGCGAGGCATCTAGAGCAAGCCTGGACTGAAGCCATCCGCCCAACGCTGACCGACTACATCGGGGATGCGTTCTTTCTGTCTACGCCCAAAGGTTCTAACTACTTCCGCACCCTTTACAATCAGGCCGCCACCGATGATGACTGGATGTCTTGGCAGATGCCAACCACCGCTAACCCGTGGATTGATGCCGAGGAGGTAGGCAAGGCTGGGGAGTCTTTGCCATCGATTGCTTTCCGTCAGGAGTATTTAGCCGAGTTTGTGGATGCGGCGGGAGCGCGTATCAAGCGGGAGTGGCTACGCTACGGTGATTGCCCTGAAGGGTTGCCTACCTACATCGGGGTTGACCTTGCCATATCAACCAAGAGCGAAGCAGACTACACCGGGGTTGCTGTTGTCTCCCGTGGTGATGATGGGACTATTTACGTTAGAGACATCAACCGCACCCGCGCGGACTTTGCTTCCGTGCTACGCTTCATCGAGATGATGGCGGCTAAGTGGAATCCTAGCATGATTGGCATCGAGCAGGTGCAGTATCAAGCCGCTGTCGTGCAGGAGCTTCTACGGCGCACGAAGTTACCGATACGGGGGATACGCCCAGACCGTGACAAAGTGACCCGCTTTGCGCCTCTTGAAGCCCGGTACGAGCAATCACAGGTTATGCATTGCCAAGGGCTCCCGGCTTACTTTGAGGATGAGCTTTTGAGTTTCCCGGTTGGGCGGCATGATGACGTGGTGGACGCTTTGGCTTATGCTTGGCAGGTGTGCGGATCTAAGCGTTCATGGGGTGCCGTCTAGTCCTGTGGGATACTGAAGCCATGGGTATCTTTGACCGCTTCCTCGGACGTAAAGCCGCAGCCAACCCGACACAGGCACTACCGCTGCCACTTAGCCAGTCTAGGGA